CATGAGGCTGGAGAATAACCGGAGGGTTAAGGTTATTGCCACAACTGAAGCAGGCAAAGCAATTTCAGTCTCTCAGCAGAAAACAGCGGAGGAGTTACAGACAGTTCTCATAAAAAAGCCGGATTTGGCTGAAGGTAACGGCCGAACAACGATAATCACGCCGGTAGTTTTGGTTAAGTCGTGGAGATCACAGCGAGATAAAGCGGTAAGAGATTCACATGTAAGAGCGGATCAAAGATATACTGAGGAACCGATAGGAATAGGAGAGATTTTTCAAGTCGGGGCATCGGCCGGACAGTTTCCGAGAGATCCACAATTAAGTGCTGACGAGTCTATTGGTTGCCGGTGTTATCTGAAGTTAAGAAAAATCACATGATATAAAGGCGGTTTGAATTATTATAATTTTCAATATATTATTAAATAACTATCATTTATATTGATAATACTAATACACAGGCATAATTATGGAACAGAAAACATTCAAGTTTGAACTGAAAAACATTGAGGAAAACGGCGTTTTTTCTGGTTATGCCTCGACTTTTGGCAATAAAGACAGAGATAACGATATCATTGAAAAGGGCGCTTTTAATAAGAGCCTTGAAAAAATACCTGCAAGTAATGTTAAGCTTTTATGGCAACATGACATGAAACAGCCAATCGGCCAACCTTTAGAGATCATAGAAGATTCTCACGGCTTAGCGGTTAAAGGTAAATTGTTTATTAAGGATGACCCAGAGAATAACGTTTTTAAAGTAGAGAAAGCCCGTGAAGCATTCATGATGCTTAAAGGCATTGACGGACAACCGGCGATAGATGGCTTTTCAATCGGCTTTAATATCCCCAAAGGCGGGAGCGAGTTTAAAAGCGGAGTCAGACATATTAAGCAAGTCAACCTACATGAGTTCAGCGTGGTGACTTTCGCGGCCAATCCCGAAGCAAAACTAACAGGTATAAAGAATATGAATATTGAAGATTGTAAAACTATAAAAGACTTTGAGGAGCGCTTGAGGGATTCAGGCAAATCCAAGAAAGAGGCACAGGTATTTATATCCGACCTCAAAACACTTCTGAGTGATTCAGAAGAACAGAACAAAGGTAATGAGCCCGACAATGTCGAGCAAGTCACCGCTGAAGAGTGGGGCGATATTTGTTTATCCCTCAAGAAAAACCAAACAACCCTAAAAGGTATTGCAAAATGAGTGATATTGCAGAAGTTAAGACCTTAATCCAAGAGCAGAACGACCTTTTCGAAGGTGAGTTTAAGAAGGAAGTTGAGAGACTCGATGAGTCTGGACAAAAGAATTCTGAAGCCATGGAAAAGATGAATACACGTTTTGACGAGATTACAGACAATTTCGTTAAGATGGAAAAAGCCGCCAAAGCTCGCGAAATGCGTTCAAATGCCGGAATTACTGAAGAAAAAGAAAACGATTGCAGAGAGTTTCTAAAATCTCTTGTGAAGATGGCTAAAGGAACCGGCCCAGCCGAGTTTGCCACAATCACCAAAGCACTGCCACAGTTCAATGAACGTGACGATGCCGCCGGTGGCGTTTCTGTTATTCCTACAATTGACGCAATGATTGGAAAGCTCCAGCGTGAATTTTCTAACGCTCGTCAGTTTTGCTCAGTTGCTACAATTGGCACTGACAAATGGGAACAGCTTATCCGTAAGCAAACTAACGGCGCTCTAAGACGTTCACAGCTCGACAACTTTGACGATGCTACAAAGAAAGACCGTTATGGCCGTGTTTCTATCATGGTTGATGATCTTTTCTCAATTATCCCATTCTCAGATAATCTAATCATGGACAGCGCTTTTTCTGTTGTTAATGATATTTTGAGCTCTGCGGCTGAGGATTTCACTATTACTGAAGGCTCTGAGTGGGTCAATGGTAGTACTGGCGAAGGCCTTAAAGGTTTCCTTACTTATGCCGAGGATTCTGCGGGTGGTAATTCATTTGATAAAATCGAAAGAATTACAACTGGTGCGGCCGGAGTATTTGATTTTGATGACCTATTCAATGCCATTTACGCTCTTAAGTTTGTATATCTCCCTAACGCTGTTCTCGGTGCAAACCGTCTGACAATGCGCGAAATGAGAAAGCTTAGAGATACTCAAGACCGTTATTTGTGGGAATTCTCCAACCAAGTTGGACAGCCTGCAAGAGTTGCCGGTGTTCCTGTAACTGAAATACCAGAGCTTGCCGCCCCAAGTGGTGCAGGTACTTATACAACTGGTGATGAGCCAATTGTTGTGGCTGACTTCAGAAGCGGATATCAGATCGTTGACCGTCTTGGTATTACTACCACTCGCGATAACCTCACACAGTATCCAGACATCGTAATGAAGCTTAAAAAGCGTTCAGGCGGTGGATTGAAGAAAGGTGAGTGTATCAAAGTACTTAAAGTCCAATAGGAGGCAGTAAAATGAGAAGAGATCTTGTTTTTGGTACTAATGTTATTCAGGTACTTGGTGAGACTGCCGCTTCTGGTGGCGAGAACACTGCGTCTGTGAATATGGAAAACAAATACGGCGTTAAGTTTATTCTTGCCGCCGGAACTGTTACAACTGATCTAATCGTTAAGCTTCAGGAATCAGTTGATGATACTGTATGGACTGACGTTGATCACTCTGAAGTTGTAGGAAATGGCCCAGGACTCGACAGAGACACCGGTCTATTGACTATCGCTGTTGCAGATTCAGATACATCTAAGCAATTAGGTTATGCTGGATTCAAGCAGTATGTAAGAGCTTCTGTTGTTTCTGGTGCGGGCGCTATTGCGTCAAGTGCTGAAGTTGCACAGGACATTTATTGCGAGCAGTAACATTATTGGGGGCCTTCGGGCCTCCTCTAAACTGGAGTTTATCAAATGAAAGTAAAAGTTTTAAAAGATGAAATTTACGGCCACAAAGGCAAGAGGCATGAGATTAAAGCGGGCGTTCACGATTTACCTGATTTTGTTGCACAGTCTTGGCTGGATCAAGGGCGTTGCGAATCCTGCACTAAGGCCAAAGCCAAAAGCCCAGTCACAGAAAATAAAGCGGTTCAACCGGTAGAAGAAAATAAAGCTACTCCGGCTAAGAAAAAGACCACTGCAAAAAAGCCAAAAGCCAAACCAAAGGCTAAATAATAATGGCAAAGCTCAAACTAAGAAAAGCCGAGTTCATTAAAGACCATGTGTTTTTTTTAAACGGAGCAAAGCGCTCAATCAATGCCGAGCAAATGAAGAAAGCAAAGAAAAGCTTTAATCTACCTGATAATATGTGGCGTGCTTTTGCGGTCAATGGGATTATTAAGGCAACTAAGAAACAAGTGGAATCTATAAAGAAAGCGCAGGCAGATGAGAAAAGAACAGGCAACAAATCCAGCAAATGAAGCTCTTGAGCTAGAAGAGGTCAAAGAGTATGCGAATATCAATAATAAAAATAATGATGACCGCTTAACTGCTCTACTTCAGCCAGCTATTGACTATGTGGAAGCCTACACCGGAAAAGCCCTAATTCAGCGCACCTATGACATTTACTATGATTCTTGGGAACTCCGCAGTAAAATGTCCTTATCCACTTTAAACGTTACCGCAATTAACTCATTCAACACATATGACTGTGACGGCACAGCAACGCTAATTGATAACACCACTTACAGACTTTCTGGAAAAAAAGAAACTTATGTAATCTTTGACAACGGCACAAACTTTAGCAATACGAGAAAATTTGACTCTGGAATAATAAATGTTACTGCCGGTTTTGGCTTAGAGTCTTCCAATATAGACACCAGGCTAAGAACGGCCTTAAAAATGATCTGTACGCACTGGTATAGATATAACGGCGCTGTAGCCGATGTGGACAATAGAAACATCCCACACGAGCTTAAAACCCAGCTTATTCCGTACACCTCAACTGAAAACTGGATAGGGTGATATGAGCAATTTTGACTTTTCAAAAAATAACTGTATGCAAATTGATGTGGGTTACTACTGGACTCAGACTCTAACCTACAAAGATTCAGACGGTAATGCTATTGATTTAACCGGATCAACAATCAAGATGACTATCCGCCAAGAAAAGGACGGCGCTGACGTTTTAGTTCTTAATCATGTAGTGAATGACAACACAACCGGCATTTATATTCCGACTCCTACAAGTGGACAATTTCAGCTAATTATCTTAGCGGCTGATACAGTAACAACATTTTTATCTCAATATATGTTTTATGAGATTTCTATAACTAACCCTTCAGGACAAGAAACTCTGTTTATGTGGGGCCGCCTTCAATATGTTGAGGGATTTGAATGAGTTCTGAGACTATAGAGGTAATTCCGGTAAAAAACATTATCACTGTATCCAATGATTTAAACGCTGTTGATATTGTTGATAATAAGCCGAATGTCTGTGTAAATGCCCCAGGCCCGCAAGGCGCACCAGGAATTGCAGGCAATACAGAGAATGTTACAAATACTTATGTAGCCGGTGAAGCTATCGGAGCTTACAAGGTTGTTAAGTTAGAAACTGATGGGCTTTTGTACCTTGCTGACAAGGACACTTTGGGAGATATAGATAAAATTATTGGAATTAGTACAAGTTCCGGCGGTATTTCCGCAAACATTCAAACTTTAGAAAAGGGCTTTAAGATTAACAGTCTATTAAATAGCTTTGTCTCTGGTGCTGTGTTTCTTGGCAACACTGGCAATTTAACACAAACAGTACCGACCTCTGGGTTTTGTGAAAAGCTTGGATTTATTCCGCAGGCTGGAGAAGTATATATCCAGCTTACAGAAGGACTAATATTAAATTAAAAAAGGAATCGTGACCAATGGCCGAAAATCGTCCAATTCAAAAAAATTCAGGCGGAGTAAATGAAGAGATTACGCCTCTAATTGTATCTGCCGGTGGAATTGATGCACATAAATTAGTACAAACTGATGATACTGGAGTTCTTGATAACTCTTTATTACCTCCAGGTCTTGGTGCGGATACAACACAACTTGAAGCCTTTGAGGCATTATCGGCAGGTGACTTTGTTAATATTTTTGACGATGGCGGCACTCCAAAGTGTAGACTTGCTGATGCTTCTGATGAATCAACAAGGGCTGACGGTTTTGTACTAGCTGCATTTATCGCAACTGCAACAGCGATAATTTACCGACGCGGCACAAATAATCAGCTTGCTGGCTTGACTCCTGCAACTCGATATTTTCTTTCGGCTACTACTCCGGGCGAAGCTGCGACGACTCCGCCAACTGCCGACGGCGATTATTGTCAGGCGCTAGGAATTGCAAGCAGCGCAACAGAGCTCGACTTCGAGCTTGTAAATGGAACAATTATACACCCTTAATTTATGGCTGAAAAACCATTACGATTAAACGCTACATGCGTCAATGAAGAGATTGAAGACGATTCCGATTTCTATGACGGACGTAGATACTCGCCTCTATTTTTAGAGGCGGGTAAAACTCTTACCATACCGGAAAGAAACCAAATGATTATATGTGATTCATATGAGATTGAAGCGGGCGCTTCGTTGATAATAGCGCCAGGCGCAAAGGTGTGTATAACATGAGTGATTTAACTTTCAATGACAATGTATCAGATCCGAATGCACCGACTACAGCGGATCAGACTAAGATTTATTCTAAGGCTGGAAATGTTTATTCAAGGGCTACAGGTGGCGCTCCGCTTCTTATTGGTGGATCAACTTACATTAAGGACAGGATAGTTGTCACGACAGCGAGCCCAAACTTTAACAGCGGAACGCCGACAAATGTACCTGGATTAACTTACAATATTCCAACTGATGGAGATTATATTTTATATACAATTGTCAATATAAACAGTGACCAAAATGAAGGTGCTTTACTTTATTTCGCAGTTGATGGAGTTACTGATTTGGATTCAGAAGTTGGCGTAAGAGTTCAAAAGAATGACGATGAATCAATTCAATGCACTTTTGACATTGATGGATTAACTGCGGGACAAGTAATCACAGTTCAGTTAGATACCAATAATGATAATATGGATTTAAACACCCGTAGAATTTTGGTTCAATCATGGGGATAGACTGCTTAGATTGCACTAACTCCGCATGTTGTATGTTTATTGAAAAGAGTCCGAAATATGAAAGTAAAAGAGAGCAATTAGACGAGATGTATACAGATAATTTTGCAGAGATGAAAAAGGCTGACAGTGGTTTATGTGTGCTACTCGATGAAAATATGCTTTGCTCTATTTATGACGACCGGCCAAAAGTATGTAAAGACTATAAGACTAAAAGATGTGAGGCAATAAGATGCATCAAATAATAATCAGTCCTTTAAATTCATATGATAACGGCATTTACTTTAATGGCTGGCTAAAAGAGAATTACCCGTCAGAAACCGGCATTATTCCTGATTCGACATTAAACACATTGACTTTGAATTTTTCTGAAATTTTGACCCCGGCAACTGATTCGGCTATAATCGCCTTCTATCATGCTATTGATGAAAGCGGAGTGCTTCCGGCATTGAAGTTACTAAAAGATTCTGAAATTGATTTTAATACTTCTCTTGTTATTGGTAAAGGTGTTGACTATGACGTTAACCAGGACGAAAATAACCAGGATATAAAAAAGTTTAGTTTAAGTTTAATTGCTCAGCATAACGCCGACGCAATTGGAGGAAATTTTTCAGATAATGTAATCCAGTATGGTTATGAAAATGACTGCTCAATAAAAGAAGCCTATGAAGCCGTACATTTTGGCGTTTATGATCAAGGTTATGGCGTCAGAGTTTCTACTGTTGATGGACTCTATTATACATTTACAGATCATACTAAATTAATGAAATTTAAAAATTTTCTTTTTGGATATATAAAAGTTATTTATTATGCCGGGCAAGATATTAGAAGCGATATACATGACGCTAACAATATCCTTGAACTTGATGCAATAATTGACACCAGATAATCAGTTAATTGAAATCTGAGTAATATTTACTATATTTATATTAAAGCAATTAACTATTGAGTGAATCAATAATGGCAATAACTTTTGATCAGGCTGTTAAATTAGTAAATAAAGTCTATAAGTCCAATACGGTAATCTATCACCGTGAAGGGTCGGCGGATATGGGTCAGCGCTTTGGCATGGACACTCCGGTAGACACAGGTCACGCCACTGGTAACTGGCATGGCTCAATTAATTCGCCTGACCTAGAATCATTACAGCGCTTTGATCAATCACTCAATGCAGGCCCAACCAGAAAGATTATTGGTGAAGATTTAGCAGGCTTAAAGTTTAAAGACACAGTTTACATTCAAAACGCCGTTAAGGGCGAAATGGGCGAAGGCTATATCATTCAGCTAGAACACGGCAAAAGTAAACAGGCTCCTAACGGAATGTTTTTGGTCAACCTTGGGAATGCTCAGACTGTATTCAATAAAGCTTATAAGGCGAACACATGAGTATTGTTGTACAGGAAACTTTTGAAAAATACTTTGATGAACTTAACTGTGAAGCCAAATTTGCAGATGATCAAATCCCGACTTATCACACAGATAGAAATGACGAGCCTGATAAAGAAGAGACAACAGGCCCATATATAAAGACATTCGTTATTGAGCAGGATTATAACGAGGTTGCCGACACAATTAAAACCAGAAGCACTACAACCGGACAAGTATTTGAGGAAAGCGGGCAAATAGGCTTTCAGATATTTATTGATATTGGCTTTGGTGATAAAGATTTATACTTAGGAAAGCAGATCAGAGATGCAATTAAAAGATATTTTGTGAGATTAGATTTAGATACAGATGATAATAACTTTGTAAATTTTCAGGATGCTTTAATACGGCAACCTATAGAAATCCCTAGATTAAATAAAAGTAAAGGATATGGACAGATTAACGACTGGAGACGGTTGGATATGTTCATTAATTATTTTCATAAGGGAACTTACTAAACAATTTCGCCGGACAGCCGGAGAAAAAACAACATAAAAAAGAGGTATTTATTATGAGTAGCGTAGGGGTAGGAACTTCAACGTTTGCCGGTATAACAATGTTATATAATTCACCGGCTGGAAAGACATATTATAATGTTACTGCTGGTGAAGCGGATTGCACACCAGATAACGGGCCCAATGCTAAAGAATGGGCTCCAGGTGATAAAGCTGACTGGGGTACTTCTGACATGGAAGTGTTAATTCAAGGTACTAAGATTTCAGAAATTGATGATCTTATATCTGCCCGTACAGTTGCCACACTGACACATAACCTTGCTTTAGAGGTTGCCGGTAACACAGCGTCTACTTTAATCGGTCAGGCGTTTATCAGTACTCACAGTTTAGTTGCTTCTGAAAATGGTGCTTTAACCGGCCCTATTTCATTCAGATGGACAACTAAGCCTGAATTTACTGACGAGGCATAATTCTATGAGTTTAGGGCCAGATGATTTTTATGATGAGTATTCTGAACGAGAGTTGAAAAAAGTAACCCTTGAAAGTATGAAGGGCGAAAATAATACACTTTGGTTAAGGGCTTTATCATATTCTGAAAAGAAGCGTTTTAAGAACGGCATGAAAAAGATTGCTCAGCGCATTATACATCTGGTCAAAACTCAAGAGGACGGATTAACTAATCAGATATGGGATGACGATGTCCAAGACGCTGACAATTATCTTTTACCGGCGGCAATGGCT